GATTGATGCGATGGACTTGATGAAGTCAACGAGATACCTGTCTCCTGGCAAGCCTCAATACTTCAGCATCGTTGGAGGCCAGATTCGTGTTTTGCCTGTGCCTGACAACAGCTACACGGCAGAATTGACTTACTACGCGAAGCTCACGAAGCTATCAAGCACCGCGTCTTCTAACTGGTTGCTGGCATCATCGCCTGATGTGTATCTATATGGCTCGCTGATGCAGGCATCGCCATACCTTAAGGATGATGCAAGGATTCCTGTGTGGTCTTCAATGTACACAAGTGCCTTAGAGGCGATACAGGTTGCAGATGATCGCGGCGCGACATCTGGCGGGGCTATCATGATGCGGGCTAGGACTTTTGGATAAAGGAGTGTTGAAATGTCATCGTTTACCGACTACACCGAGAACCTAGTTCTCACTTGGCTCTTGACCACTGGCAGCGCAACGCGGCCTACTGCTTGGTATGTTGGACTCTTCACTGCTGCGCCTTCTGACACTGGTGGCGGCACTGAGGTGTCCGGCAACGGCTATGCACGCACTGCAACCGGCACGATCACGGTTTCAGGCACCTCGCCAACGAACGCCACCAACTCGGCGGCTATCGAGTTCCCTGCGGCCTCTGGCGGTAACTGGGGTTCGATTGGCTGGGCTGCGATCTTCGATGCGTCTACAGGCGGCAATATGCTGGCCTGGGCTGCTCTTAGCACCTCGCGCACCATCAACGATGGTGATGTGTTGCGCATTCCTGTTGGCGATCTTGACGTTACTCTGACTTGATTGAGCGTTTCTTGTGATTGATGCGGTATTCGTCTAGGCGAATTTCTGTCTTGAGGTATTGATATGGCTTTGGTGATAAAAGACAGGGTAAAAGAAACAACCACCACAGCCGGCACGGGCACAGTTACGCTTGCTGGTGCAGCTTCTGGTTATCAGTCCTTTTCTGTCATTGGTAACGGTAACACGACTTTTTATGCAATAGTCGATTCTGCTGCCGGTACTTGGGAGGTTGGGATCGGCACATACACGTCAAGCGGAACTACCCTGAGCAGAAATACTGTTTTGGAGTCTAGCAATAGCGGATCTGCCGTTAACTTTAGCTCAAACAGCAAAGATGTTTTTGTCACATATCCTGGAGAGTATGCAGTTGTTGCTAGTAATAATCTAGGAACATCTGGGCAAGGCTTGATTTCTGCCGGCCCCAATGCTGCGGCTGCCTGGGGCAATGTCAGCGCAGACATCCAAGAGTTCACTTCTACTGGCACATCTACATGGACTAGGCCAGCAGGCGCGAAACTGGTTTATGTCTTGATGTTTGCTGGCGGCGGTGGTGGCGGGTCTGGTCGGCGAAGGGCGTTGGGTTCTGCTAACACCGCCGCTTCTGGCGGCGGCGGCGGCGGTGCTGGAGGAAGATCCGAATTGTGGATACCCGCCGCTGCGTTGGGCGGCACTGAAACAGTTACTGTTGGCGCTGGCGGCACAGGCGGTGCCGCACGAACCACTGATGACACCTCGGGTGCATCCGGTAATGATGGCACAAGCACATCATTTGGCTCTTGGGGTCTTGCTAGGCCGGGCACATTTGGTGCTGCTGGTATAACCACTAGCAGTAGCGCAGGCAATGGGGGTGGCGGCGGTGCTGATGGAATTACACAAGGCATGACAAGCTACTCTGCGAATGGAGGTGCCGGTTCAACTTCCACAGGAAGCGCAGCAAATCGCGGAGGCTATCGCGGTGGTGGTGGCGGCGGTGGTGCTGGGTTTCCGGCAAGCTCTACTGCGGCTAACCTTGGTGGCGCTGGTGGGCTAGGAGGCGCGGCTTACAATAATTCTTCTACTGGCACTGGCTCAGGCGGCGCGGCTGGCGCATTAAACGGCGCTGGCGGCAATGGAGCTGACGCCGCGTCGTTTTTTATTGGTGGTAGCGGTGGCGGTAGCGGTGGTTCTGGCACAACCACAGCAGGCGTTGGCGGCAATGGAGGCTACCCTGGAGGCGGCGGCGCTGGAGGTGGCGCAGGTCATGGCGTTAACTCTGGCGCTGGCGGCAACGGCGGCAACGGTTATGTTCGTGTAATCACATTCTTCTGACTATGCCCAAGCAATTCCTACTCAATGCAGACGGCAGCATCCCTGCCAATGTCAATGTCCAGGCTTTGCAGGAGGCCGGCATTCCCTTGGTTCTGCCGACAACCATGCCGCGCGAGTTTGGCATGGTGGCCGTGGAGCAAGAGCCACAACAAGATGCCGATGGTGTGTGGCGACAGGTGTGGGTGCTTGAGTTTGCGCCAGAGCAACAAGAGCCTTTAGAGTAAAAAATGCTTGGATTTTCTGCATTTTCTGAAATACCGTTTTCAGCGCTACCAAGCGCTGTAGTGGTTCAGGATGCTTCTTTTTCTATTTCTGCGTCTTCTACTGTATCGGTATTTGCAAAAAGAACAGCCAACATATCGGTGTTGGTTTCTGCGTCTTCTACTGTATCGGTATCTGCAAAAACAACAGCCAATGTATCGGTATTGGCTTCGTCATCTTCGTCTGCAAGCGTATCAGCTTTAAGGTACGCGGTAGGTGCATTTAACGCTAGTTCGACATCTAGCCTCAGCGTTTTTGTTTCGCTTATTGCCAAATCTTCTTTTGCGGTTGCTGGTTCATCAACGATGAGCGCATCGGCGCTTCGTTACGCAATTGCATCATGCTCGGCAGCAAGTTCATCATCAATGAGCGTATCTGCGCTCAGGTATGGCATTGCATCATTTACCGCTGCAAGTGCAAGCTCGATGTCGCTTGCCGCAACCAGGGTGCCCATAGCATCGCTTCAACTTAACGGTGCATCTACTCTTACGATCAACACTACTGGGACATTCAACAATCAGGTATCGATTGCATCACAGTCGCAAACTTCCATCAGGGTTGTAAGCAGACTAAATGCTGCTTCTTCAGTTGTTTGCTCATCTAGCGTATCCGTTTCTGCTATCCTAAAATGGACGCCGGAATCCGATACATCAGAGACATGGACAAGCATCCCAGACACATCCGAGGTCTGGACTGCGGTTTCTGATAACTCGACAAGCTGGGCCGCTGATAGCGATACGCCCGAGACTTGGACTCCCATCTCCGACAACTCTGAAACGTGGCAAATTGCTGCATGAGGTGAAAAATGGCTGATACCACGACGACCAACCTTCTTTTGACCAAACCAGAAGTAGGCGCATCAACAGATACATGGGGCGGGAAGATAAACACCGACCTAGACACCATTGATGCAGTCTTCGATGCTGATGGCACTGGTACTGCTTTGGGGTCATCGGCTACCGCAAGCGCGGTCATGTATCTGGACAGCAATAAAAAGCTGAAAACCGGGTCTGAGTTGAAATTTGATGGGACAAACTTGGGGATTGGGACGAGTTCGCCGGGGGCGAAGCTGGACATCGGTGGCACCAACAACACCGTGTTCTTCAAGAACTCTGGCGCGACCACAGGCTATGCACTGGCCACAGTGTCAAACACTAGTGGCGCTTTTCAGTATGGAATTTCAAGCTCTACGGGCACTTTTTGGGGCAGTGGAAACGCCGGAAACTACTCTGCCAACATTGGCACAACTTCAGCTACAAACCTTGGCTTTGGAACCAGCGATACGCTGCGGATGTTGCTCGACTCCTCCGGCAACCTCGGCCTGGGGGTGACGCCGAGTGCTTGGGTAAGCGGCGCGCCTGCACTACAAATGCAAAACGGGTCGCTGAGTTCGTTGACTGGCCCTTACGGGCAAGTCAACTTGACCAGCAACGCCTACGCAAGCGGCAACGCAGATATTGGGCTTACAACATGGCGATACGCTCGGGGCGCTACCGGAGATTTGGGTGCTGCTGCGCGGTACACGATGACCGGCGCTAACCACCAATGGTTCATTGCCTCCTCTGGCATCGCAGGCAACGCGATCACGTTTACGCAGGCGATGACGCTGGATGCGAGTGGAAATTTCATCGTTGGCGGAACTTCAGCCGTCTACGGCTCATCAGGCCGTGGTGTCATCACAATTAACGGTTCTTCTGAGGCACTGCTTGGGTTTACTGTTGGTGGCGCTGACAAAGGGTTCTTGTATCACACAGGGACAAACTTGACGCTATCAAACACGGCGGCTGGCGCGGTTATTTTCCAAACCAACAACACTGAACGCGCCCGCATCACGAGCGGGGGTGAGGTCTACATTGCCGGCACGACTGACCAAGGCGCGTACAACCTGCAAGTTAACGGAACTGGCGTATGGGGTGCCGGCGCTTACGTTAACGGCTCAGACGCTCGTATCAAGAAAGAAATTACTACGCTTGATTCAGCTTTGGATGTAGTTGTTTCCTTGCGCCCGGTGACTTTCCGCTATAAAGAGGAATACAGCAAAGATCAAAGCATTCAACCTGGGTTCATTGCTCAAGAGTTGCAAGCCGCGATGACCGATAAACCGTATCTTGGCGGCATCGTACAAGAGGGGCCGCAACATCTAAATGTTGCATATCAATCATTAATCCCACTTCTGACCAAAGCCATCCAAGAGCAGCAAGCACTCATTGAATCCCTGACAGCCCGCATCGCGGCGCTTGAAGCCAAGTAAAGGACTCACCATGACAACGATTGTTTGGACCGTTACGCAGCTTGACCGCAACACATCTAACGGGTTTGTCACTACGGCTCATTGGCGTGCTACGGCAACCGATGGGGACTACAGCGCAAGCATTTTCTCTACTGCATCATGGTCTGATGGCTCTCCGGCTGTGCCCTATGCCAATCTGACCGAGCAGCAGGTATTGGGCTGGATCTGGCAATCAATTGATAAGGCATCTGCTGAGCAAGCTCTAGAGCAACAAATTGCTTTGCAGAAGAACCCTGTCACGCAACATGGGACACCGTGGAGTGACTGACATGGAACCCGAGATTGACCCCATCAAGTATGGAGCAATGTGGCAGCGTGTCCAAGACTACGAGCGCCGGTTCGAGGTCATTGACAAGAAGCTCGACAAGATGGAGCGCCAGATTGAAGAGCTTCTCGCATTGGCGAACAAGGGCAAAGGTGGTTTCTGGATGGGTATGACCATCGCCAGTAGCGTCGGTGCATTCGCAACATGGGTTGCAGGACACTTCAAAGGCGGCTGAAATGCTAGATCCAATTACCGCTCTCGCTGCCATATCATCGGCAGTCCAACTCGTCAAAAAGGTTTCCAAGACCGTTGACGATGTGGCATCGCTTGGGCCGGTATTGGGCAAGTACTTCGATGCCAAAGAGCAAGCGATTGAGGTTGTCAAGCAGGCCAAGGCTGGTGGCTTCAATGGATCTGCACTGGGCAAGGCACTGGAGCTAGAAATGGCTCTAGAGTCTGCCCGCGAGTTTGAAGAGCAGGTCAAGATGCTTTTCTTTCAGTCGAACAAGATGGATGTTTGGCAGCGCATCACCGCCCGCGCCAAGCAGATGGAGATCGACGCGGCTCACGATGCGCGGCGCAAGAAGGAAGCTGCAAAGAGGCGTGAAGCCGAGATTGAAGAGGTCATCATCCTGTTGGTTGGCCTTGTTGTTGGTGGTGCTGCAATCGCAGTAACCATCTGGGCTGTGATAACTGGGTTCAACTGGTAATGACTAGATCAGAGCTAGAAATCATCATCAAGAAGCGGGCCGCGATCACGGTAACGATCTTCGCGGCGATGCTCGCCATCAATACGATGATCGGCAGCAGCAACAGCAGCAAGGTTCTCACCAACACCATCCAGGCTAACAATATGTGGGCTTGGTATCAAGCCAAGAATGTGCGCTCTGTTGTCTATGACGTTGCTGGCCGAGCAGATGATGCTGCCAGGATGAAGATGGACATGGAGGACATTACGACTAAGGCGCATGGTCTGGAGGAGGAACGCGACAAGGCGAAGGAGCGAAGCCCTTATTACACCTATGCGGGATCAGCCTTTCAGATTGCCATCGTGCTATCTACTGCTGCCATCTTGGCAGTGACGATGCCATTGTTTTGGGCGAGCGCCGCTGTTGGTTTGATCGGTGCCGGCCTCATGTCTTTCGGTTACTTTGGAGTCTGATATGTTGACCCTTCTTTCTACCGTTGTCTCTTTCCTGATGGGTGGCCTCCCCAAGATTCTCGACTTCTTCCAAGACAAGTCAGACAAGAGGCACGAACTAGAGTTAGCGAAGATGCAGACCGAGCGCGAACTGCAAATGCTAGAGCGCGGCTATGCTGCTCAGGCAAGGGTCGAGGAGATCAGGCTAGATCAGATTCAAGCAAATGCCGAGATGCAGGCTCAGCAAACGCTTATCCAAGCGCAGCAGGCAGAGATGCAGGCGATCTACGCTCACGACATGAGCCTTAACGAAGGCACCTCGACATGGATGAAGAACCTGCGAGCCAGCGTCAGGCCGGTCATCACTTACGGGTTCTTCTTCCTGCTGGTGGCGATTGACCTGGGCTTGTTCTGGTACGGCTGGACTCGCGGCGTGGACTTCAAGGAGTTGGCTAATCTTCTGTGGGATGCTGAGACTGCAACATTGTTCGCCAGCATCATCGCCTTTCATTTTGGTGGTCGAGCATTCGGCAAATGAAAGTCTCAGACAGGCTCATCCAGATGATTAAGCACGATGAGGGCGTGCGGGTTAAGCCATACCGCTGCCCGGCGCTGCTCTGGACTGTGGGCGTGGGCCATGTCATTGACCAGAGTCACATCAAGGTGCCATTTGAAGAGCGCAAGACTCTACCGATTCCCACTGGCTGGGATCGAACTCTAAGCATGGATGAAGTCAATGCAATACTTGCTAAAGACCTTGAGAACTTTGAGCGTGGTGTTTTACGACTCGCTCCTAATCTTGCTGGCCGTCAAAGTAAGTTCGACGCTTGTGTCTCTTTCAGCTTCAATGTAGGCTTGGGCAACTTCCAGAGAAGCACGATTCGCATGAAGATTCAACGAGAGGAATGGCAAGCAGCCGCAGATTCATTTTTGCTGTGGACGAAGGCCGGAGGCAAAGAGTTGCCGGGTCTAGTCAAGCGTCGCAAAGGTGAACGAGCGCTCTTCCTATCTGACTGATGGCAACTAACCTTTATCAGCAACTGCAAGCGCCGGGCAATCCTGATCTGGGATCTGCTCCTCCTGCTTATGACACCAACTACGTCGATCAGAATAACGGCGTTTTACGCACCTACTTTACGCGGCTGAATAACATCATCTCGACGCTGCTCTCTCCTCGCGGCGGCAAGTACCTCAACACGCCTTATGGTGCGTTTCAGGACGACACAGATCAGACTGACGGCTCGACAGCGGTTGCGTACTACTTCAGATTCAACACGACAGACTTTAGCAACGGCGTGTCTGTGCAGTCTCGCACCGCATCGTTTACCGGATCAATTGCAACCACGACATTGACGGTATCGGCCATCTCTGCGGGGTCTATCTTCCCGTCAATGCAGATTTCTGGCACTGGCGTTACGGCTGGGACTCGCATCGTTGCGCAGCTTACGGGTACAACTGGCGGCACTGGAACCTACACGGTAAACACATCACAGACCGTAACGTCCAGAACCATGACGGGCGATCTCCCGTCCAAGGTGACTGTAGATCAAGCCGGCTTGTACAACGCTCAATTTTCTGCGCAGTTCATCAACACGACGAACGATGTTCAGGAAATATCTATTTGGTTCAGGAAGAACGGGACTGACATCGCGGGATCGAATAGCGAGTTTGGCATCAAGGCTAGGAAATCTACGGGGTCTGCAAGTCGCTTGATTGCGGCGATGAACTTCATCATTGACTTGGAGACAAACGATTATTTTGAGATGATGTGGCGGGTATCAGATTCTGGCGTTTCTCTTGAGCAGTTCCCAGCCGTAACAGCAAGCGGGACCACTCCAGCTATCCCTGCGACACCCTCGATAATCTTGACTGTCTCTTTCATGTCTAACCAATCAGCGTGACGCCATGCCATACATCCCTCTGAAGATTCCTCCTGGCGTGTACCGCAACGGCACTGAGTTTCAGTCTGCTGGCCGGTACTACGATTCATCGCTGGTGCGCTGGTACGAAGGCACGATGCGCCCTGTCGGCGGGTGGCGCAAACGCAGCACATCGCAGATGACGGGATCTTGCCGAGGCTTTATCAACTGGCGCGATAACAGCGGGGATCGCTGGATCGTTGCCGGTACGCATTCCAAGCTGTACGTCATGAACGAGGCAGGAACCCTCAAGGAGATTACCCCTTCAGGCTTTACGGCAGGCAGTGCCGACGCGGTGCAGAAGATCGGTTTCGGTTACGGGCCTTATGGATCATACGCCTACGGCGTAGCTCGCCCTGATATTGGATCTGTAACACCGGCAACGACATGGAGCTTAGATACCTGGGGCGAGTATCTTGTCGCCTGCTCAAGCTCTGACGGCAAGCTCTACGAGTGGCAGCTAGGATTCGCCACTCCCACGCTGGCCGCTGCGATCACGAACGCGCCTACCGGCAACGAGGCGGTAATGGTTACTTCTGAGCGGTTCGTGTTCGCTCTGGGCGCGGGTGGCAACACTCGCAAGGTGCAATGGTGCGATCAGGAAAATAACACTGTCTGGACTCCAGCCGCGACGAATCAGGCCGGCGACTTTGAGCTAACAACTGTCGGCAATCTCAAGTGCGGCAAACGTGTTCGCGGTCTTTCAATTCTATTCACAGATGTTGATGTCCATACCGCGACATATATCGGCCTGCCCTACGTCTACAGCTTTGAGAAGGTTGGCTCTGCCTGTGGCGTGATTTCTTCGCAAGCCGTGGCGGCGATTGAGACTGCCGCGATTTGGATGTCAAATTCTGGCTTTTGGATATATGACGGATACGTCAAGCCGCTTCCTTGCGATGTATCTGATTTCGTTTTTCAGGATCTCAATACATCGCAGGCCAGCAAGATATATGCGGTGAACAACTCAAAGTATGGCGAGATATGGTGGTTCTACCCGTCAAGCCAATCCACTGAGAACGACTCTTATGTCGTCTACAACTACCGCGAAGGACACTGGGCCATTGGCGATCTGTCGCGTACGGCTGGGACTGATCGAGGTGTGTACAGCAATCCTTTGATGGTTTCGGCTGACGGCTACATCTACGAGCATGAAGTCGGCTATGCCTACGACTCGGCGACACCTTTTGCGGAGTCAGGCCCAATTTCTCTAGGAAACGGCGATCAGACCATGACGGTTCTGGAGTTGGTGCCAGATGAGCAGACGCTAGGCGAGGTGCAGGTTTCCTTTAAGGTAAAAGACTTTCCG